AATAAACAAATCATAAGTTTCAACTGTGCTTGATGGTGTAGTCACTTTTGCTTCTACAAAGCTACCTATATCTAATCCTAGTGCTTTACTCCATAAATTTACATCTTGTTGTGGTGCAAAAGATAAATTTTCTACTGTAGTTTGTGGTATTGAGTTAGAAATAACTTTCTGTTCTGCAATAGATAAAGCATTAGCATCAGATACATTTAATGTTGAACTTTCAGTTAAAACATGAGTTCCAAATCTCTCTACAGAATCAGAATCTATTGCTATCTGTGTAGATCCACCTGTTCTTGTTCTCTGTACTGTATTTACAATTTTATTATCATCATAAGAACTAACTATATCAACATAAGGCAACTCTCCTACACCCTGTCCAAAAGTTGCTGATGGTGTTGTTGTATTTACTAATCTATAATTTCTATCTCTAAATGTTGCATCTCCATTAGCAGCTATGAAAAATGTACCATTTTCAGCAGTTTCTACTTTTCTTAATGCTGTTAATAAATCATCAGTTTCTGGTTGTACTTGTACTTCTAATTGCCCTGTAGATATAGCTTGATTACTATATCCAAAGCTATCAATTATGTTTTTTACCCTAACAGAGCTTAATTCTTGTGCTTGAGTAAGTGTTAGCCTAGTTGTAGATCCTAATTTAGATATACCTAACTGCCACCCAACACCATCTAAAGTTGCATTAAATAATAATTTAAAAACATCTACAACTCTAATTTTTGTAGAGGCATCATAACCCTGTCCTGCATATTGAACAGGAAAACTCTCTACAAAGCCATGAAATATATCATAAGTTGTAGAATCATACTCAGCTCTTATTCTTAGTCTTTTAAGAGGTTGTATTTTAGTTCTGCCATTAACTGAATCATAATAATAAGTAGATTGATTTGGAGAAAATCTGTTATCTCTATTATCTAAAGTTACTGTTGCTGTACCTGTTTGAAACTCTGCTAATTCACTAATTCTGCCTCTTGTAGTTTCAAATCCTCTTAGATAAGTTGTTACATCTGTCCAAGATTGTACAGAATCTAAAGGATTACTATCAAAAGCTATTTCACAAGTAAGAGTTACATTAGAATCAAAAGGAACACTCATTATCTTATACTAAAAGTTTTGCCCTGTGTTTGTATTCTTGTATTTACTTTTTGGAAAGTAGTTGCAATAGTTTCCTCATCTATAACTACATTAGAAGTTATTTGAATCTCTTGTCCTGCACCACTTGTAGCAGGAGCAGAAACTGTAGTTTGTGGGGCTACAACAGGAGCAGGAGTAGTTTCTGGTGTAGGTGTAAATCTACTTAATGGAGCTGTTTCTATTGCTCTAAATTGTGCTAATAATGCTCCCTGATCTATAAGTTTTTTATTAGAAGATACTTGTTTATCTGTTAAATCTATAGATCTTACTAATTCATCATTCCTTTTTTGTATTGCTTTTTCTTGATTTTCTACAGCTCTTTGTAAATTCTGTTCAGCTATATCTAATCTCTCTCTAGCAAGTGTTAATCTATCTGAATCATTAGCTAATTCAAACTCTGCTTCTGCAAGTTCTGCCTCTGCTAATGCAAGATCTAAAGTAACATCTTTGCCATTGGCTTTAGCTTGATTAAGTAATCCTATTTGTGTTTGAAGTTCTGCTTTTCTAATTGCTGCTTCAGCATCTCTAACATTTTCCTGTATTTGTAATTCATTTAATTCTTTAGCAGCTTGATTTCTATTTCTAGTAGATGATGCAACTCCTGCATTAGCATCAGTAATTAAATCTAATAACTTCTTTCTATCTGTTTCTAGTTGTATATTTGTTAAAATTAAAGAGTTTTGCTCTCCAAAAATAGGATTAAATCTTTTATCTATTTCCTCTCCAAATTTTTGTGTTGCTACTCTGGTAATTGCTACACCCTGTCTATAGCTAACAAAAGATTGTATTATTTTTTCTTGTGCAGCATTATAATTTTCAAATCTATCTATTAAGTTTTGAGTTTGTATTTCTTGAGCTTTTTCTACACTTATTTCTGTTTTTCTAATTATTCCTAATGCTTTTAATGCAGCACCAATTCTTGTTATTTCATTAGTAGAAGCTAGTTGAGTTCTTAAATTTTCTTCAGAGGCTTTATCACTTAAAGATAATACATTCCTTAAAGATTCAAAAACAGAAACAACACCAAGCACTTGTAAATTAAGATCAGAAAATCTATCTATTAATGCAGGAGTAGAATCCTCTCTAAGTTCATTAAATACTCTTAATACTTCTCCTGCTGCAGGTAGTAATTCCTCTCCAAGTTCCTCTCTTAATTCTTGAGTAGCAGATCTTGCTATAAGTGTTTGTGCAGCAAATCCAGAGGCTTCTCTTGCAGCATTACCCTGTTGAACAGTAGCTCTTTCAAATATAAGTGCTGATGTTGCTAGTGCTTTCTCTTGTCTAGTTAAAGCATCTGCAGAGTTTTTTCCTGTTTGCTCAAAAGCCTTAGTTTGTACTTCTGCTTCAGTAATAGCAATACCATAAGTTTTTAGAGCTTCTCTTTCTCCTACTAAAGCTGATCTAAATGCTTGTAAAACAGGAGCAGCACCTGCAGTTATGTTGTTAAATGATGCAATATCTCCTGCTAAATTAAATAATTCTGATGATAAATCTGCTGATTCCTGTTGAGTAAAACCAATACCCTGTGCTACAGATCCAAATACTGATATAAGTTGTTGTGCTTCTGCAGTTGTTAAACCAAATAAATTAGCATTTTCTGCTAATTGTTTATTGAGTTTTTCTGCAGCTCCACCAAAAGTAGTTCCAAAAGCTCCTGCAGCTTCTTGAGCTGAACTAGCTGCTTGAATAGCTGATAAAGAAAAATCTAAAAGAGATTTAGCTGCTAAACCTGCTGCACCAACAATAGCTGTTGCACCAAGTCCAGACATTCCTGCTGCAAATTGTTCATTTTGTTTTGCAGAGTTTTTTACATCTTTATCTAGTTCTTTAGTTGATTTAGAAACTTTATCTAAACCCTGAGATGTTTTATTAGCTCCTGTTAGCTTTAGGAACATCTCTAAAGTTGCTCTTGCCATTATCTCCTCAGTTTTGCTCTAGCATTAGCCTCTGTGATAGCTTTTTGCTCTTTTTTATTCTTATCTATGTAGTATAACTTCCAAGATTCAAATTCTTGCATACTCATAGACTTTCTTAGAGCATCAACTGTCATGCCTAAATCTAAAGCTAGTCTAAATTCAAAAGCCAACTCTGTATTATTCTGGAAACTCAGAGGCTATTGAAGCCTGATCCTCCTTAGTCCAAGCCATACACCTATAAATCCCTATAAGAATTTTATCTACAATACTAGGTGTAGCTTTACTATAAAACTCCTCAACTTGATCTAAATCATCAAATTGTGGCTCTTTTAATCCTTTTAGAAGTAAATGTTTCTCAAATAAAACTTCATCTCTAACACCATCTTTCTCAGATAGTTCATTGATTTCTACTGCATCAGCTTTAGTTAATCCTGTAACTAATACAGAAGCATCCCATTCAGGTATCTCAATTTCTTTTTCAGGTAGAGATGGTGCATTAGATATATCATCTAAGCTAAGTCTTTTCATCATAACCTCTTTCTGTTGTGAATTACTTAAGTATTATTTTAAGCAGTTCCCTCAGTTACATCTCCAGAAACTTGAAAAGCAGCAGTAAATGTTACAGCTCCTCCTACATCAGGAGTTCTATCATAACTTGTGCAGATAGCTTCTCCTGATGCTTTAGGATTTCCTCCTGTAGTTCCTATTGGATAGAACTCAAAAGATCCCTCAACACCAAGTATTCCAGATAAGTAACCATCAACAGTTGCATCAAAAGATCCAGAGATTGTTATTGTTGCATCCTTTAGTCCTGCTACATAAGCCTTAGAACTATTTGAGAATGCTGAAACCTCTGCTACATCTGCAGTTCTTGAAACAGCAACATCTGTTAAAACATTAGAAATATCTCTTAATGTTCCTCCAGAATCATCTATTTTAAAAGCTGCATTCTTTCCATGTGTAAATGTTGGCATTTATCTTTCTCCTATTT